CTAATATACCTATAAGTCAATTAGGTGGATTTGAAGACTTATCAAAATTTGAAAATTTATTATTAAGTATGGGTAATTTACCTGAGTATTTAAATGCGATGCAGTTTAGATCTTTACAAAAACAATTCAACCAGGCCTGGGGTGAGTATGCTAATAAATTTGGTGTTAAAGAAGTAGATGATATTGCTACACAAGCAAGACACTTTAAAAAAGCATTAGAACAAGGATTTAATGATGTAAATGAGTGGAGAATAATTATGGGTCAAGGTGGAGAGCCTGATCCAGTTTTATTAGAACAAATGAATCAAGTTAAAAATTCTTTGATCAGAGCTAATAAAGTTTTTGGTTTTGGTGCTAATACATACAAATCACCAATGGCACAAATATTTAAAAACGTAGATCAAAATATGTTTGTACAAGGCGCTCTACCAATGGAAGGTTGGATCTATGATGATCAATTAGCGAGATCTATATTTGATACTTTCTTTAATAATCCTAGTGCAAAAGCGTTGGATGATTTAGCTGCGGTGGTAAAAAGAAATAAAGAAAATCCAACTAAAGATCCTATCAATGTTGCAGCTAGAGCTTACATGAGTCAACTTTGGGAAAACTCCAGTCAAGCTGTAGCATATAACAGAAAGACAGGTAGTGTTGAATTAGGTAAAGCAGATCTTACACAAAGAGTAAATATCGCTGGTGGTGGTGAGTTTGGAATTAGTTTTAATCCAAAAGATATTGTTACTGTCAATGTTTTTGATCCAGCTAGATTTAGAGCAAGTTTAAAATTAGATACTCAACAAGGTCAAGATTTTATGAATGCACTGTGGTCACAAACAATGGCAGCAGAGGGAAAAACTTTAGGTAAAAAAGGATCAGAGGCAGCGTTACAAAACTTACAATCATTGTTAAAAATAGCTGAGATAGGCTACGCAAACAAAATAGCTGAAACATCTCAGTTCGTAGCACGTAGAGCTGGACTTGCTGGTTTCTCTGGTATTACAGGTGCTTTCTTAGCAACAGGTGCTGGTATGAGTCCTTTAACTGGTCTTGGTATTGCTTTATTAGCTAAACATCAAGGTAAAATACTATCTAGTCCACAATATTTAGAGTGGATTGTATCTACTGTAGATGACACTATTTCTGATAAAATTAGAAGAGCTAACGCTGCTAAATTAGCTAGAGTTTTATTAGATGACCCTGATAATGAAAAAGTACAAGGACTAGACTTTGAAGATCCAGAGGCAGTAATGCAGTACATGTTTACAAATGAGTTTCAAACTTCTTCTGAACCAGAAGGAGATGTTGATAAAACATTCCAACCAATGTTTCCAAGAGAGGATGCTCCTGATATGGGTCCTGTCGAAGCAGGTGGTGTAGAGCAATTTCAAAAGACATCTAGTAATAATATGTCAAATGAATTAGTAACTAAACCTAAGACTAACTTTGTGGCTAGTAATGTATCTAGTCCTTTTAGAAAGGTTGGAGGAGCTACATTCTCACCAGAAAAACGTGCAGCTTTGGCTGGTGGTAACTTGTATGAAGCGATTGCAACTGCTAAAAGAGGTGGTAGTATTAAAAAACAAGGAATAATGTATTTTTCAGGAAGGAGGAGACCATAATGGCTAAAAGAAGAGGTAGACCTAGTAAAAAGAAAGAGTCTTTTGGTGAGTTCAAAGCTAGAAATGTGAAAAGTTATACTGGTCCTGCTGGAATGACAGCTAGTGAATTAGCTAAATCAAGAGAAAGATTTAGACCTAAACAAGAGGCTGATGATAAAGGTAATATAAAATTAGAAAGAGATCAAAAATCAGATAAACAGAAACAAGATGAATTAGATCAAGCTAAAGAAACAAAAGCAAATTTAAGATTAGCAGAGCTAGGTAAATTAGACAGTCAGAAAAGTAAATTTAAATTTTCAGATGCTCTAGGTTCTGGTCCTTTGATGGGGACTTTATCAGGGTTTAGTTTATTATTTGGTGATGATGTTGTAGCACAAAATCAATTAGAAAAAATTTATCAAGCTCAACAAGCTGGTATACCAATATCAAAAGTTATTGGTGATATGTCTAATAAGGAATTTAACACTCTTTTAAATACAGCCAATAAGTTAAATGATCCAAGTGCTCAAGCTTTTTTAGCTAACACTTTAAAAATAGAAGGCGAGCCTGTAGCTAATATAGGTGATTTATTAACCACTGTTCAAGGTGGTATACCTACAGCCGCAGATCCTTTAGCAATTGATGTATTAAATCAACGTGCAAGTAACCCTGATTTAACTATTGGTCAGCAACTAAAAGGTATTTTTGGTAGTTTACCAGAAGATTACATGTCTCAAGTAGATGCGAAAAAGAAACTCGGACCACGGTTAGACAAGATTATACAAACTCAAAACCCTGAATTGTATTATGGTGATGTTGAAGAAGGTGGATATGGGTTTAAACCTACAACTACTCAAGAATTAGAAGCATTAGCAAAAATGGATATAAGTAGTAATGCAGGTAATAAAGGTTTAGTAAGAGAAATAGCTAATGCAAGAATGGAACTTGATAGAAGGAAAGGAGATCAGCGTAGAGATGAAAGAGGTGATCCTGATCCTATATCAGGACAACAACCAAACGACCCAACAGACCCTAGCGATCCTACAAACCCAGCAGATCCAGGAAATCAATTTGTATCTAGACCTGGCGCTTTTTATACTTTCTTTGACCCTGTGTTAGGTAGATATAGAACAGGAACTTATGATGAATATCTACAATATGTAACTGCAAAAGACGGTGGCATTATACAATTACAAGAGGGTGGAGATCCTATGGAAGAAGCACAAGCTGATAATGTAAGAGATAGAGCTGCTGGATTAAGAGAATTAGTTGCAGATATTAAAGAATTTTCTAATGTAAAACCTGAAACTGAAGGACAAATGGAAGTTAAAAAAACAACTGATAAGATGTTAAAGGATGAATTAATGAAGCCTGTGCCTCTCGGATCAGGGATCATGATGGCAGAAAATGATCAACCAGCTGAAAGTTTATATCGTGAAGATTTAGGTCCTTTTAAAAAACTTGGTGATTCAGCATTATCTTTGTTTATGGAGCCACTTAGAAAATCTTATATAGGTGAAGGATCTCCTGCTGACTTTATTGATGAAGCTATTAATACTTTGATAGCACAGGAAAGATTACGACCTGGCACAAGTTATGATGACTTGACAGATCAAGGTAAAGAATTGGTAACACAGATGGCTGAGAAAATAGCCATAGCTGAAAGAACAAGACCTGATGGTAGACTACAAATGGATGAAATACAAGTAAATCCTATTATGTACGAAGATCCAAGAGGTAAAGGTGGATTTGAACAAATTAACCCTGTATATAAAATGAGAGAGGGAATGCCAGAGAGGTATGAACAAATAAATCCTGTATTAAAAAATGCAAGATTTCCTGAAGAACCTAAAATGTTTAATGTTGCTAACGGTGGTATTATTGGTTTGAAAGATGGTGGCATGGATGATATGATGCAGGCCGACAGTTTAATGTTTAGAGATCCTTCTGATGAAGGGGAGTGGGAGTATAATGTTTAGTAATTTTACTGCAAAAGACGCTATATGGTTAACGGGTATAGTGCTTAGTTTTGGTATTACATGGGGTATGTGGTCTGAAAGACTCAACGCTGTGGAGAAAAAAGCTGATGCTGTTGCAAAAATGCAACAAGATATTGCAGTAATTAAAGAAAAGATCATTCAAATGGATGATAGAGTAATGTGGATCGAAGAATTTTTGATTAAAACTATAGATTATTAAGGAGAAAAATAGATGGATATGGAAAGACTTTTAGCTTCAGTGCGTTCTAATGAGGGTTACCGCAACAAGGTTTACCTCGACACATTGGGAAAGAGAACTGTGGGGGTAGGCCACCTCTGTACAGAAGATTTTTGGGAAGATGACAAGGAATATGAAGAGTCATTTTTAATGGAAATATTGGAAAAAGATTTAGAAAATGCTATATCAGGTGCTGAAGAGTTACTTGGTGAATATACGGTCCACGATCACTGTAAGGAATTATTGGTTGAGATGGTTTTTCAGCTTGGAAAAACAGGTGTTAGTAAGTTTCGCAACATGTGGTCTGCGTTAAAAGATAAGACACCCCCAGATTATAAAACAGCAGCAGCTGAAATGCTCGATTCTCGTTGGGCCAAACAGACCCCGAACCGGGCAAAAAGGATGTCTGAGTTGATGGCAAGTTTAGGATAAGGAGGTTAATATGTGTGAATACTGTAATGGTGAATGTATTTGTAAATGAAATACATTCTAATAATATTTTTGTTATTTGCAGGTAAGGCCTGGGGAGAGACGAATACCGTGTCTAGCACGGTTGTAACGAACTCCACCCCGCCTACTGCAAATGCACCTTCTATAATAAATTCTAACAGCGATATCTGTAAGGTGGGTGTTGGCGCTAGTGTACAAAATAATATTGTAGGACTTGCGAGTGGTATAGTCATTGACGATGAGCTGTGTCAAAAATTAAAATTAAGTAGGTCTATGTATGCCTATGGTATGAAAGTTGCAGCTGTGTCAATTTTGTGTCAAGACCCACGAGTCTGGTCTGCAATGACCGATGCAGGGACTCCGTGTCCTGTACAAGGCCTTATCGGGGCGGAAGCTGCTCAATATTGGAAGGACAATCCCGATCAAATTCCAGATGGTAGTAAATATAAAACAGATTACGTTCAAGCAAACAAACCAGAACCAAAGGAGTTATCAAATGAAGATGAAGTTCTTCTTTTTAAAACTATGTTTATTATTCTTACTGGTATCGTCTTATTCTAAAGCAAACACAACCTGTTTACCAGATACAGAAGGTTTATGTACACCTGGCGTAACTATTACAGAAGAAGAAAGTGTTGTAATAACTGAAGAAGATAAAGGCACAGAAATAATTACAACTACTACAACGACAACCACGACCACCACTACAACTGTCACTAATGAAGACTCAGGCAATATATTAGACAGCTCATTAGGTTATGTACCCTCTAATAAAGATTCGAATATGAATACGGACTGGGGCGGGCAGGGCCCTGCTTCAATGCCAACGGGTAATACCTGTGGTGAGTTAGGTGCAGATAGATGTGCACAGATTACAGGATCAGGCAATAGCACATCAACGATGGGTGTGTCAGGTATGGGTACAACTTTTATAATTAATAATATTGATATATCTGATTTAGAAATAGACAGAGGTGGTCAAGTAAGGTATTCAATTGAAGTCGAAAAACGAGATGCTCAAGATAGAATATACATGCACATTACAGGACGTGATGGATCTAACACGGTCTTTCAAGGCACTGATATCTTGTCTGAAACTGGAGTGGCTTCAGGATACCAATCATATAGTGGGTCTTTCGATTTCAGTGGTGTTTTAAATAGAATAACAGTTGAAGTAGGTGGTAGGGATATAAACCTTGCTATTGGTCCTTTATTTGATGATGTTACTGTAAATGTATTTTATAATGTAATTAATACAATAATTACACAACAAATAACAACTCTTGAAGAAATATATTACTTAAATATTTTTGATCCTGTAGAGATTGAATTTGTAGAAGAAGTATTTGAATTTAATGATATCGTTGTAGATGATGGAATGGTAGATTTTGCACCGATTGAACCTGATACAGAAGAGGTAACAGTTGAAACAGTAGAAATGGAGATTGACTTAGAGATGGATTTTGATATGGAATTTACGCCTCCTGCACCTATGGAGTTACCCCCTCCTGAGGTAGAGATGGAAGTACCAGTTAATGTAGAAACGGTAGAAGCTGAAATAGAAATGGAAGTAGCTTCTGTAGAGGAGATGCCTGAACCAGAGACCACGGCTCCCGAACCAGAAGTAAAAGAAGTAGATGAACAACCAACAGAAAAAGAAACAACCGAACCCGATAGCGAAACTACTGAGGAGTCCCCTGTGGAGCCTGAAGATAGTACCGAACAAGAAGAAGTACAACAGGAAGAGACTGAAGAACCCGAAAAACCTGTAAAAGAACCTAGTGCAAAAGAAAAAGCTGCAACTAAAATCGTAAAGAAAATTGATGATAAAGCAAGATATGATGATGCATCTCAAATGAAAACATTGATTGTTATGCAAATACTAGGTAATACTAAGACATTCTTTGATACACAAGCCACAATTGTGGATACAAATGTTAATGAATATTTAAACAAGACAATAGAAGATCAATATGGTATTCTATTTGACATGGCTCAAGGCCAAACTATGGAGGATATAATAAATGCCCAGTATTGAGTATGCGGGAATGAAGGTTACCGGGGGAAAGGTGTTTGCCATCTTAACCTTATTAGGAGCGCTAGGATCAGGCGCCTGGGCCACCTTTACTTTTTATCAGGACTACCTCAATATGAAGGATAAGATTTTGACATATACTGAGCCTGACCTTTCTGGATTTGATAAAAAAATATCTTTAGTAGAGTCTGAAACTCAAGCACAAATGGAAATAGTCATACAAAAAGTAGAAGGTTTAAAAAGTGAATTAGACATAGTTTTAGAAGAAATTAACCTAATATCGCAGGTAAGTCGTGAATTAAAAGACGATCTTAAAACTGATTTACGCCAAATGGAAGGCGATGTCCGTCATATTACTGAAATAGTAAATGACGTAGAGGATAGACAAAAGGAAGATAACAGAGAACTTCTTGATGAAATGAAATTATTAGAAGATAATCTAGATTTAAAGATAAACAAAGCTCTAAATAATCCTT